TGCCAAATAAAATCTTATAATTAACTGGGTGATAAATTATTTCATCCGATATTGATTTTATTAAATTTAAATTCGGCGCTAACATATTATATAATTCACTAGAACTCGGCGGTAATGGTTTAGCTATTGATGCTCCAGCCAACCATTGTCGATACACAAGATCATAGCTTCTTGACAATATGTAAATATCAATTATATTACTTACACCTGGGTCAATCCTTGAGGAATAATCAGCGCGGTGTGTGTATTGAAATTTTAATTTATCACGACCAACATACACTTTGTAATCTAATGTCGGTGTCATTTTTCCAGTCGGCAATGATAATTGCTTAACTACATCAATATCAATGAAATAAAAATATTGACCAGTTGTATATTGCAGTAATGATCCTACTTCAGATTGTGAATTTTTAATAATAACTACATTAGAAGAATTATCAACATAACGGTAATCCTCTTGGCCAACCGTTATGGTATATTTTTGTAAAATGATATATTTGGACAATTGATTTTTCGTTGGTGCTACTATATTCAAAAACAACTCAGGATCATCAACCACGCCATTAGCGTCGGTATCTGCGAATATAATTACAATTTTTTTAGAATCAACATATCCATCTAATCCCATAAATTCAGATACGATGTCCCATTTAAGATCTCGGGTAAATGATTGAGTTCCATCTGGGATAGTATTTACACTAAGAATATTGATCATATCAGTGACCACTGAATTGGTTCGACTATCATACGCTCGTGTTGCGCTGTCGAAGTAAAACCTAAGTTGAGCAGCACTTTCAAATATAAATCTGGACTCCCTACAAGTAATAGTATAATATTCATTATCGGTAGTAAACATCAAAAACCAACTGGAATCTTGCTGTTTGTTAGTAGTAATCCCTTGTTTACCTAACGTAAATAACGAAATAGCATCTAAATTTGTTTCAAAAATAAGTTGCCAAGTTTGAGTTATTGCATCATAACGTAACCCAAATGGTTTGTTTGCAAATATCAAATCTATCATAGTGGTAACTACTGCGTTGCTTATAACAGTCCGCCATGCTGGAATAAGTTGTGTAATTACTGCACCAGTTGGTACCACTATAGATAATACAATTGGACCAGCACCAGATGATAATTTACCCAACCCAGCAGCACGGCCATCATCAGCAACTGACACGACTGCTGCCCATATCTCAGTAACTGCACCAATTGACACGGCAGTGCCAGCTTCTAGTACATTTGATTTATTTGAATTGAAATAGTAACCAGTTGGGGCACTAAATTTAAGTAATGCACCAGGGGTTAGATATTTAAGATCAGTAATAGTATACGATCCAACTGAGTAAATAGTACCAGCAGGACTACTCACATACCCACTGACCGAAGTTGAATCAACTATAACGGAATTCCACGCAATCTGTAAACTAGCAGTAATATAATTCGTAAACTTTGAATAAAAAAAGTTTTTAACGCCAGACTGTTCAATAATCGGAATTACCACATTATGTATCATCCCTGCAATTTCAGGTCTGGTACCGTAAGAAAATCTAGCGGTAGTTGTATATTCCTCAGTATATATCACACCATCATCAGCAAATAAATTAGTAGAGCTATATTTACCAGTTGGATCAACTAAGTCAAAATACCTACTTATTCCGCTAGCACTTCGATTAACTGCCTTGGCTTTAACTACTTGTTGATTTGTGCCCATTGGACTAATATTATAATCCTCGCCAGTAATCATTCGATTCTGGGTATAATAAGTAGCGGGGGCATTTGCCTTGATGCTAACACTGGATTCAGCAGAGTCCGAATTTACCACCGCATTGGACAAATTCATAGTAATAGATAATGTTTCACGCTGCCCTTGATTGGACAAATAAGGGATGGCAATGGCAATGCTACGAATATCACGTGGGTTGATTGTATACACCAGTCCATTACTGATTCGATAATAAGCCCGGAATGTACCAAGCGGCAAGTTGCCAAATGTCCCATCACTAAATGTTAAACTGACCGAATCATTAACTCGTGTAGTAACTCCATAAATATTACGCAAACTTTTAACAAGACTATTATATATTACATTATTACCTTCAAAACTTGGAACCTGTGTCCACAGCACTGATTCATATCCATTTTTATCCACTTGATATAGCCATACATCACTGTCATTAATGCTGACTGAATCAATATTAATAGATTCACTACGACTAGGCTGATCAATTGCAAATGTACCAGTACTCAATATACCTTGTGTAAAATTAAAATAAAACCCAGAATCAGTACTACCATACCCACGGCCATCGTCACGATATACGCATGCAATTTTATTACCAAGTTTAGGTGCTTCTTCATATATATAATTTTGATTACTAAATGTAGTACTGGTAATTTCAAAATTCATATTGCGACCGGCAACTGATTTAGTAAAACTATAAATTGGCACATCTGTATTAACTCCCGAAAATCGGTACTGTTCAGATGGAATACCAGATATTACATTTTTGTCAATCGGATTACCGAATTGCTGACTGGATGGGAACGCAGCATTTACCACTTTTATAAATTGATCATGCCAATTTGGATTCGAAGGATCGTTCCAGGATATATGTTGACCAGCTAAATTTCTACCATTGCTATCAATGATCGTTTGAGTAGTTTGAACTGTTGAAAATTTAAGTAATCCTTGCGCTGGGGTATTACGTTTTGCGTTATAACTAACCAACCTTGCTAAACGTAATACACTATCTCGGCGCTCAGCTAATTCTAAGAAGTTTTCCCTGGCATTTAGATCAACCCGAAATGCCACACTTTGCCCCATGAAAGCAATTAAATCAATTAATGCTAGATATTCAGAACTTTCAATGTAATCATTGAAATCCTCTGGATAATTTTGACGAATATAATCAATCATCACCCGGCGTAAATTTTCAAAATCATAGCTTTGAAAATCAGCAGTACGAAATGATTGGTATATTTTAGTCCAATCTTCCGTTAGTAAGAGTCTGTTCTGTCTGTCTGTTGCGCTCATAATTAATCCTAATAGTTATATTTAGCGTCTGAACTACGACCACATCATCGTTCACAATATAACTATCAGTAGGTTTAATTATTGCAATAGTAACCCATTAGCTTGATCAAATTGCAATCGCAATGCCTGTGTCATATTGTAAATACTATACGTCAGCAAACATTCTATCTGTATCCCACTCTCGTATGCGGTAACTACCACATCAGATGCTGTTATTCGTGGGTCATAATTTATAATATCATTGACATTTTGTAATATAAGTGCCTTGGTCTGGTCAGTCATTGGCTCAAATAATAAATCCCATATAATAGTACCAAATGATGGATTCATTAATCGTTCACCTTGCCTGGTGTAAAAATGATTTAATAAATCTTGCTTTATCAATTCATAATCATATAAACTAAAATTTTCAGCATTGGTATTTACAGTACTGAATCCATTGTATATCTTAGATGTTACTGCTTGATTAACTCTAACCGCAGGTATTGATATTTTATCATATAATTTAGCATTTGAACTCATTTTTCAGCTCCCTTTACTTGCGCAAATGTATCTGTCTTGGTAGTATACTGCTTAAAAGCAACTGGTACACTAGGACGAGCAGCAGTAGTCATAGTAGTTCCAGTCATAGTAGTAGTCTTGCCACCAGTAGTTGTCCCACCAACAGTGATGCCACCAGTAGTCTTACCGCCAGTAGTAGTTCCACCCGTAGTTATTCCACCAACTGTCGTCCCACCGGTAGTTATACTCTCGGTAGTGGTAATCCCAGAAATCTTACCATCCATAGTAGTTCCACCGGTAGTAGTTCCACCGGTAGTAGTCCCGCCAGTAGTAGTTCCACCGGTGACCATACCACCGGTATTCGTACCATTAACTGTCACACCACCGCTAACTGTACCACCTTCAGTCGTGCCGCCAGTTGTAGTACCACCTATAGTAGTACCACCTTTAGTTGTCGCCGGTGGTAGAATTAATGGATTTATTATCGCACCATTCTTCGATACATTGAACGCCACTGGGTCCAAATTTTCATGCTCTGCCCACGGTTCCACCTGCGGCGCTCGTCTGGCCAACTTCGCAGGGGTTGCTATCAATGCCAGAGGGCCATTCATGTGAATTCTTGCAGCAGTTTCAACATGATTACCAACCGCATTGATATTACTACTACCACCAGTACTCAATTTCCCATCTCTACCAGCTATGATGTTATAATTATTAACTGCGGTACAGTTAAAGTTAATACCAGCATTAAAATTAATATCACCAGCAGCATTAAAATTAATATCACGGTCGGCAGTGAAATTAATATCATTGGCAGTACGCACACTTATACTATCTTTTGCATAAATGTCAATTTTGCCATTACTGGTCAATTCTACCCACGCAGTTCCACCAGCATTGCCAATATAAATCAAATCCTCTGAATTATGTAACAATATTTGATGACCTGTACGAGTTCTAATTCTAACCAATTCATTATGCGGAATGGTATTATTACCACCGGTTTCACCCTGCTCAATTGCCGCGTATATTGGACTAGCACTACTAGCCGGTCCTTTACGTATGAATTTATCATCGCCATCATCCATCACGAATGTAGAACCACCTAATCTACTGATATACGCATTAGTTACTCGACTTCCTTTTGGACCAATTGGTCCACGTTTTGCCCCCTGCCGTTTGTCAATTGGCCCAGGTGTACTAATACCAAATACCATACTAGGAGCTTCTCGTCTAGCACTACTGCTAGTTATTCCCCGGATGTCATCATTAACTAATCCTTGGTTAGTCAACACTACTGCAAATGGGTGTGTTGGCTTTTTTACCTTAGTTGCATCAACTGTATTACCTGCTACTTTTTTATTATATTCAGCAACTGGCACACGACCTGCCTTCGGTTCTACCACAGCTGCAGTTGCAGCAAGTCCCGGTACCATAAAATTCATACCCTTGTCCATAACGCAGCCAATCCAATACCCGCGTTTTGGATCACCATCAATAAAAATTACAATAACGGTAGTCCCTGGATCAGGCGGAATCATCCACATACCATAACTTTTCTGAGTATTGCCGTAATCATTTGGATCGGCTAACGTATGATACTCACCAGTGACTCCATAAAATGGACTCATATATTGAACTTGATGTATCTCACCTTCGTTCTTGGCATTACCGGAACCTGGTCGTAAAATTTCAACTGCCAGAATTCCCATACTAGTTGGATCTAGATGTCCAACTACAACTGCCAAAAATGGACCAGGTGATGAGACTGATTGTCCAATTGAAACTGCATTACTATCTGGACTTTTCAAAATGGCCACCAATCATTATCAAAAATTTCACCAACACCGCTGGTATTAAACGTATCAGCCGCAGTTGCTTCCGTTGGATTTTCTTGTTGTGGCATACGTTGGCCCTGAAGTACTTGTGTGAAAGAGCCATCGGCAAATGTACTAATTACGGTATTGAGTTTATACATACCACTATATTGCATAACTGGCAAAGTATCGGAAAATGTATATAAGCCACTAAGTTGATTTATATCAACTGGTGTCCTAAAATTAATCCCAATCACCACTTCACCATTTTGATAATTCATAGTTCCGTCAGTATTTAAATTAATGTATTGTGAAGCCGCAGACGTATAATTCCCAGTACCACTCTGAACTATATAATATGCGTCCCCCAATATCGTCATGTTAAGCATTACCAAGTCATGCCCTAATGTCACTGCATCCATGAACATTCTAGCTGCACGAGTTCCTTCATTATCTAATCCACCGCCGCCACGTTTGTCAGAAGTAGTACCGGTACTGATATACCTAACAATACTAGGCAAAATTCCAGTAGTGGTACTTGGCAATTTACCCTTACCTAACAATGCACTCAATAAACTACGAGTGACACCACCACTGCTGCCAGTAGCAGTCATCTTTATATCCTGCGACTTAAAACCACCATCGGCTGGCATCTGTCGATGAAATCCATTGTTAATTTTGATATCAAACTTCAATACATCAACATTCTTACCAGTGTAAATATAGTCATATTGTTTAATAACTTGAGATTTCAATTGGTCATATCCAGGTGCCCTAGTATTCGGCGGCATCATTGAACTAGAATGTGCCGCATACGGAACTACTCGATATACGTGGAGCAATGGCCGAACTCCTTGTTCAAGAGTTTCCTCGCCAATAATATATGTTTGAGTATCAACACGCCACATACGCCGATATCCCTCGGGTGTTAGATTGGCATTATCAAAAGTAGTTGCAGCAATAGTACTCTGCAATAATACCTGATTTATAGAATTAATGATTGTCGAATCTTGCGCAAATTTAAAATCACTTGATTCAACATCAATAACACTGTTGGCACGAATATTAACTCCTAATTTAGCATCGTATACTTTGTCAACACTGCTCATCGGGGTGGTACCAGCTCGTGCTGCTGAAAATCCTAAGCTAGCAGCACCAAGTGCATTACATTCCTCAGTAGATTGCACCAATGTTTGGTTAACAGTACTGCGTGTCACGCCAAGTTTTTTATTCAAAGCGGCAGTCGTAGTAGATGAAGTAGTAGCACCAGCATCACTCCCCGAACTTGTCCCACTAGCCGAAGCAACATTTCGCGGAAATATAATTAGTATCTCGTCAACTGCACTTACTAGCTTTTGCTCAACCATTTCCCTAAGCCTAGCATTGATAGTTGCTTGTAAACTACGCGGACCAGTCTGCAATGTTTCCTGAACGGTCGTGCCGCTAATAGTTACATCACTTTTTAACTTCACATTGGCATCAGCCAGCGCACTTTGATTGACTGGCATTGCTCGTATACTGTACACACTCCCAGCAGCAGTAACATCCATTTCTATATTTGTTATACTAAACGATATTTTCCTGTCTATACCTTCTACCTTACTCATGATACCTATACCAAGGACGTCAGTATTTCCTCTAAATTCAATACTTAATAATAACGGTGCTCCGATAAAGTTTTTATGTCCTGTTTCTTGTGCCAATTGCTGACAGGCTATCATAAATAACCCCATGCTGTATGGCTCCGTTATCTTAAATGATATGTCATATACATTAGTATTATGGCCATCTTGCATCCCAATCATACTGTGTAATTCTAAATGATCAATAAAAAAATCAAATTTGCCATACGGAGTGTTAATTCGATTACCGGGATCTGCATTTGCTGATTTACACAATATAGGAAGTTCGTATCCAGCTTTCATATAAGTACCATCTGGGTCATTTAATTCTTCCGCAGTTAATCCAGAAATACCAAGGATGTAAGTATACGAGCCATACTTGTCAAGTGCATTTGGCATTGGCAATGTTTGTTTAGGTATTTCAGTAACTTCTGTACCAACAGACGTAATCACTTCTATAATATTGCCATATATATCTTTTAGCACATCACCTATGCCACCTATAGCACCGCCGATACCACCCAGAGCACCACCTACCGCACCAACGGCACCAGTGTTCACCAATGTAGTCACGACTGCCACTGCTGCGGTAGTTGCCGCATTATTACTATTTCCCATGTTATAACCCCAATGCTGATTTTAAACTACTTTTCTTTGGAATATATATCCGTTTTCCTGGCACGAAATCAAATATTGGGTCTTGTATTATATCTAAATTACGCTGTATAAATACCCACCACAATTTCGAATCACCATATAGATCATATGCCAATAAATCAGGTCGATTGGTGTATTGAGATTCAATTGTATATAAAAAATCATCAATCTCAGCACTAACCGGTCTAATTGTTAAAATGCCCAATACATTTTGAGTAATTGGTGTTAAAAACCACGGGCTACTCATTGAATATTTGACCGCCATGTTACATATACCCCGCAAATGGATCTAAAATATATGCACCAGTCGCAAATGCTTGTAGACTAAACTTCCGAACATTATCCTTGCTATACATTGGCTGTAAAGTTATAGCAAGTGTGCTTTTAGTCGGTACATGCCCCAAATCTACCCCCAGCGCAGTAGCACTGATATAATCACAATCGGCATTTAATTGTACCGAAAACTTAGTAACAACGACCGGCACATGGTTAAATACATACGGTCCGTATCCATTCAGTCGGACAATTGGTGGAGGATTACCCGTGTTGGTACCAGTTCCAGTATACATCTTAGTCAATGAACGCAAATAATGAACTGCTGCTAACCAATATAATGCCTGCTCAGCATCCTCGACGTACATTGGTGCTGAGATTTCTATTTGCGATGGTTCACTATTTTTAAATGATCTAAATGATGAATTTGAATGCACTGGGGACTGTGTGGCATAAGTGGCAGACGCACCTATATTAATTTGCGGCGTATATGGAAAAACTAAACCACCTGCCAGAGTTATTGGTAATAATATTGGACTTGCAAGAAAAGCGGCATCGCCAAGTACTAGCCCTAAACTAACACGCCAATCACCTAGTATATTACCTAGTATATTACCGAAAGAAGCTTTAGCGGCAACACCGGCAGACGCTGGAATTACTTCACCACCAACGGGTATATTAGCAGATCGCACTGCGCTTATTACCCCACTGGTTGATGCCGAAGCTATCGCTGATTGGAGCGCATTTGTCGCAGAACTTGGAGCAGTAACTGCCCCAACTGCTGTTTGTATAGATGTCCCAGTATCAATTGCCATAATAATTCCTAATAGTATGAAGTATTTAGTTGACAAAAATATCTAAATGTAGTATAATATATATAATTTATAAATCATTTAAAAGGACTTAAATCAATGATTAGAACACCTAAAAATTACCTTAATAACAAAGATATGCTGCTAGAAATACACCGTTCAAAAACTTCACATTGTAGTTTTACAGAACCATCATTTCATCAATATGACATAATAGTTACCGAGTTGTCAGATATCGATACACAAATAATCGAGTTGGCACAGAAAAATAAAGCAAAGCGAATGTCCGAGTTTGACTATTCAGCACGAAAGGCAACTGGTGAAAAGATAAAAATAAGTGAATGCGAATTTGAACATACTTCAATTCCCACGATAGATTTAATATTCAGAGTAATGACTTATGATCATATACCACTTAATTCAACTCGTAAAAAAAATCCAAAAACAGAAGCAGATTTACACGATAAGGTGAATTTTAAACCATTTCAACATTGGAAGTATTCCGATAATGATACTTTAATATGCGTCGGCAAAAGCCATTGGCGAGGTGACTTAATTACTGGACATTTTGATAAAAATGCTGGTATAATTACTGACACACTAGCAAGAATGATGATAAAACTATGTGAACGCTACGCAACTAGAGGAAATGTTCGTGGATATACCTACAACGATGAAATGAAAGGCCAAGCTATTTTACAACTAGCACAAATTGGACTACAATTCGATGAAGTTAAATCAGATAACCCATTTGCTTACTTCACGGCAGCATGTACCAATGCCTTCGTCAGAGTGATAAATATAGAGAAGAGGAATCAAAACATACGTGATGATATATTGGAAATGAATGGATTAAATCCATCTTTTACTAGGACAAATTCTGGGGGATATGAGGCAGATGAAAGAAGACATAGATTGGAACACGAATGACAACGATTTATTAACTGAGTTAATGGCATTGGAAAATGATGAACGTATTTCATTTTCCAAGCTACTAAAAATTCCGCAACATGCCATTATAAATTTAATATCAGCTAAATTAAATAGTAAAAATGCCAGACAGATAATATATCATATTAAGCAAAATTCAATTGATATACCAAATTGTAAGTGCGGGATGCCGTTAGCATGGCATCCTGATTTACGAGCATATAGGAAATACTGTAGCAAATCATGTTCTGCTAAATTTTCAATAGAAATTACCAAACAGAATAACCTGTTGGCATTTGGCAAAGCATGGCATTCACAAACAACTGAATGGCAGGATAAAGTCAAAGCCACTAGTCTACGTAAATTTGGCGCTGAGCATTATACCAAAACCCAACAATACAAAGACCAAGTTAGGCTTTCCAATTTAGCAAAATATAATGTCACACATACAATGTTACTAACTGATACTAAACAAAAAATAGCACAAACAAATCTCATAAGATATGGGTCCATTAATCCTATGCTTAATGACATTATCAAGAATAAAGTTAAAAATACAAATAACATAAGATACGGCGTTGATAATCCTATGCACAATGCCATTATTAAAAATAAAGTTAAGAATACAAATATAGCACGGTATGGATGTGCTAACCCACTGAATAATAAAATAATCAGGGCGAAAAGTATTGATACTTTTCGAAATAATTATTACACAACAGATACTGCCAGCAAAATTAATGATGTTAAATGGTTAACTGATGAACACAACTCTGGTAAAACTATTGGTGAAATAGCAAATGATATTGGCGTTAGTGCCAGTAATTTGTGTAAAATATTTCAGTCATTAGGCATTGAAGTTGTTCATCATCCAGCTAGCGAGTTGGAACGCCGACTGAATGAATACTATCGTACTTCACAACTTACATTAGTTAATAATACCAGAAGTATAATTCCACCAAAAGAATTAGATTTATATTTTCCTGAAAAAAAGCTTGCTATAGAGGTCAATGGATGTTACTATCACTCCGAGAAATTCAATAGATTTGAACAATATCATTTGCTAAAAACAGATAGTTGTATAGCACTCGGTATTGAATTATTGCAATTTTGGGATTTTGAATTAAACACCAAGTGGGATCAAGTAACAAACCTCATCAATAGTAAACTTGGATTGGGTGATCGAATTTATGCCAGACAGACTGTTGTCAAAGATATCC